TCAATTAGTAATTAAAAACATGGATTTTATTGCAATAAGGAAATTGATATCTTCTAACCTACAATCAAAAGAAAACTTCCCGCCCTCAACCCGCACTTTACCACCCGGAATACGGATAATATCTCGCACACTAACCTTTCCCTCTATATCAACAACCCACTTGCCATCCTGTACCTCATCGAACTTGCGATCAGCAATATAGGTGACATCACCATCAAGGATAACAACTGGGTCTTTCAGTCCATCAGGCAAGAACGCCTTATCGAATATATAGAAATTCGAGTCGTAGAGTTTTCCATCTAATAATTTTTTGCGCGGAATTTGTACAACATCGTTCAATTTGGGGTTTTCAAACATCACACCTTCGCCAGTGGTTAACCACCGCAGAGATACGCCAGTTTCTAAAGCACATTGGATAACAAGATCTGCGGGGAAGGTATCACGGAGATATCGGTTCGCCAGAGTACTGGCCGAAACGCCTAATTGCTCACATAAAGCCTGTCTTGTGTTGAAGCCGTAAGCCTCAAGCATCCGGTCAATTGCAGCCTGACCACCGCGTCGAAGATCCATAATTATCTCGAATAGTGAAGTTTATTGATTGACTTTCACTTTTCAAGAGGTTAATTTTATCTCGAAAAGTGAATAACCACCCATCATTGTTTGTTATTGCCGCTCACCACAAGCGAATAGAGGATGTTGCACTATGAGACCCAACATTTCAATCACTCTTCTGACCCCCCATGTCACAGTAGAGAAATATAGTGAATTAACGGGGTTAGATTCAGACACCATCAGAGCAATGTTGGCTGATGGCCGTTTGATTCGCCATCGTCTGCGTAAAGATATGAAACGTGAAAAAGTCATGATCAACATGGCCGCTTTGACCGTAGATGCACTCTCGAACTGTGATGTTGCAATCGCCTAGTTCGATATTGCGTTACCGAGAGGGGTATCGACCATGTTTGATTTCGAAATTTCTAAACACCCGCGTTTTGATTCCTCGTGCCGGGCTTTTGCCCTTAATAACAATTTAGCCAGCGTTGCAGAGCAAATTGGTATGAGGCCGCAGATGCTACGCAACAAGCTCAACCCCGAACAGCCGCACCAACTGAGTTGCATAGAGTTGTTGGCGTTAACAGACGTCACCGAAGATCCAACCCTGTTAGATGGTTTGCTGGCTCAACTGCAATGCTTGCCCGCTGTGCCAGTGAATGAAGCCAATCCCGGCAACTTGCCGCTGCATACCCTAAGCGCTACGGCTGCTATCGGCGTGATTGCTGGTGAAACCGTTACGCCTGGTCCTATGACGCAATCCCGTAGAAACGCCATTCTTGACCGTGCGAATCAGGCCATTCGTGACCTGTCGCTGATTGTTGTATCGGTTGAAGCGCGTTTCCAATCCACGCCAGCACTGGCCGCTGCTGTTGACATGATCAGCGCCTGCGGTTTGGTTCCCGGCCTGAACTGAGGAATAGATGAAAATTTTCGCTAGATATCTGAAACAACAATCACCCAGCCCGCAATTAGGCAGTTATGGCCATGGCTGGATTGAATTACCCAACGGTCAACGCTGGCAACCATGTACCAGCCGAGTGGTGTTTCTAGGGGCGTTACGTAAACCCGTATTGAAAAACAAGCGTCGCCCGTGGTGGTTCCGTTTAATGGGATTGAAAAGGGGGCGCTATGTCGGGCAATAACCATAAATGGTTGGCGATCATTCGTCACAAAGTGACCGGTAGCCACAGTAAGGTGCGTTTGATATGGGAGCGTCTACCGGCAGATCATCGGGGGCTTTTACTACATTCGGCTGGGATGAAATCAGAGCACTGCCGTTACGCATGGGATGATTTTACCCGCGAAGAATTGCACCAGCTTAAACGCGGTATTCAGCGCTTGCGGGCTTTGGTCGATACGTTCGGCACAGTGGGTTCACTGGATTTTGTGAAAGAGGACAACGTTAGCCTTAAACCGCCGCGCCAATTACAGCCGGTAAACAACTTCGGCGCCGAAATGATTGCAGCCCAATCGATGGTCAATATGCATTACACCGATAATTAAGGGAAAACTATGAAAGCAATAGCGGTAGATAAAAAGGGTTTGATGGAAGATTTTATAACTTGGGGTGTTGCGCCAAATTATGCTCGATTTTTTCTAGCAAAATGCAAAGAGGCTAACGACCAAATTTTATTGGAGCCATTTATGTTTAATGACTCTGAGCATTTAACTAACCAGCACCAATGGTTTGCAGCTAACTCGGCATTTTGGTGCCGTGTTTATCGAGAGGCTGAATGTAATAGAGCGCAAGGGGAAGCATTGGCATCTATTCGTTCTATTTTCTTTGTGGCCGGAATGCTTGGTCAGGGGAGTATTGCCGTAATGATAAGGCAATGGTGGCATGATACTCATGAACTGCATGGTCTACCTTGCCCGAATCAATCCCAGCTATCTACGATGATTGCGCATCACTTTCATTAATTAATCCAAAACCATAAATACCAACGGCCTCCCATCGGTGGCCGGGGATTTTTATTACCTAAATTCGGAGCAAGCAATATGCATATGAAACGTAATGACAGAAAAGAGGCGTCAACCGCCAACCTGAACGAGTTACTCAATAATGCCCGACATGAGGGAATGATCTTTGTCGCGGATAAATGTTCATCTAGGTTAGATCGTCTGGCTGCGGAAGTGTCAAATAATGGAATGGCTGCAACTGAAATAGTTGAGCTATTGCGGCAAGAATCGGAATTTCTGAGCAGTCAAGGCGGTGCCGCATGAAACTGAACCGCACTGTTCTTAAATGGGCTGGCAGTAAAGCCGGAATGATGGGTAAATTGCAGCCTTATTTGCCTGTTGCCGATCGGTTGGTCGAGCCGTTCGCCGGTTCTTGTGCCGTGATGATGAATACGGATTACCCGGCTTATTTAATTGCTGATGTAAATCCAGATCTCATAGAACTGTATCAGGTACTAAAAGAAATGCCGGATGGGTTTATTCATCTGGCTAGATCGTTATTTGCTACGGCCAATACCGCTGAACAATACTATGCAATTCGGCAGATGTTTAATTCATCAATTCGCTCTTGCCCATTGTTCCGTGCGGTTATTTTCTTTTACCTGAACCGCCATTGTTATAACGGGCTGTGTCGTTACAACCAGTCTGGCAAATTTAATACCCCTTATGGGAAATACAAAAAGCCGTATTTTCCCGAAGCTGAAATCCGCGCGTTTGCTGCTAAAGCAAAGTGGGCCACTTTTATCTGCGCCAGCTTTGAGGAAACGCTGGATATGGTGCAGCCCGGTGATGGTATCTATTGTGATCCGCCGTACTTGTCCTCTGATTCTCACGCAGATGAATTTACGGCCTATCACAGTGAAAAATTTGGTTATGACCAGCATCATCTATTGGCCTATAAACTGCGTGGCTTGTCGGCGCGTGGTTTCCATGTTGTTGCATCCAACAATGACAATCATCTGGTACGAGATCTTTATCACGACTTCTTTAAAAGCCCGGTCACTGCCCGCCGTAGTTGTGGTGGCAAAGCGGATAGCCGTAAGTCTGCGGAAGAGTTAATTCTAGGCAGAATACCCGAATCACTTATTTGGGCTGGTGTTGATTTTGCTTATGGTGTGGCTTGCGAATGACTGCGGCCATTCAGCGCCCAGTAAGCGATTTCACTGACGGGGATATTTTATCCCTGTCTTTGCCGTTTCATGGTGATTACAGCACTGAGCCGGAACCCTCACGGGTTCCTAAAGATATTGGCATCACCGAGCGGGAACTATGGGCACAGAACCCAACCGATCACCAATGGCGTAGCCAGTATCTGGGCGAAATGCCCCAGTTCCTTGCCCGTTATTTTGGTGACCGGTATTCCCGTCTCTATGAAACTAAAGGCCGTCGCCATGCCAATACATTCTTACGCACTGCGGTGGGCGAGAATGTATTGCCACGTCTACAGAGGGTTAATTGCCAGTACCAACCGGTAATCAAAACGCCCGGCTTTTTACCGTGGCCTTTTTCTGAGGATTTAGAACGCCTGCCATCGTTTGGCCGGGATGAGTTACGCAACCTATCCCACCGGGTAGCTGATTTTATGTCTGAAAGTTTTGCTGACTATATCGAACGTAATTTCACCGACCAGAGCAGCGACCCAAAAGAACTCTGGAAGCGTACCCAACGCGCTTATATCTACCTTGTAAAACTGAGCAAGCAAGTAGGAACAGAGCCGCCGTACTGGCGGGAATTCACCTCCAGCCGCAAAAAGATCAACCCACGCAAAATTGAATCCGGTTTGCTGCGCATGATGGCGGTTGATTGGTGGCGGGCGCGGTTAAAGCGTCTGCGTGATTTGCGGCGGGAGCATATGGCTATAGCCGTTGGCCAGGTGCAACGTGCGGCTTCGGCTTATGTCAGCCGCTCAACGATGGCCGAGTGGGTAGAACAAAAGAGGAGAAATCGGGAGTTTTTTAAAGCCTTTGAGTTAGAGAATGAAGCTACCGGAGAACGGGTTTCTCTGGAAAAAATGGTCAACGGCAGTAATACCAATCCAGCAATCAGAAGGTGTGAACTCATGGTTAGAATGCGAGGTTTTGAGGACTTAGCGAATGAAATGGGCTGTGTAGGGGAGTTTTACACCATCACCGCGCCCTCTGCTTATCATGCCGTCCACAGCGGTGGCGGTTTTGTTTCTCAGTGGAACGGTGCCAGCCCACGGCAAACACAGAAATACCTGTGCAGCGTATGGGCTAAATCTCGTGCGGCTCTTGCCCGCGCCGGTATTAGCGTCTTTGGTTTTCGCGTGGTAGAACCGCATCATGATGGCACCCCCCACTGGCATGTTTTGCTGTTTATGTTGCCGCAACATGTCGAGCAGGCGCGGGACATTCTTTGTTACTACGCCCGTTTTGAAGATTCTGAAAAATTACAAAGCCCCGAAGCGCTGAAAGCGCGTTTTCACGTTGAATCAATTGATCCTTCTAAAGGCAGTGCTACGGGTTATATCGCGAAATACATCTCGAAGAATATCGATGGTTACGGGCTTGATGGTGAAGAGGACGGCGAAACCGGTGCAGAAGCACGGGAAATGGCCAAAGCAGTAACCGCCTGGGCGAGCCGCTGGCGCATTCGCCAGTTTCAGCAAATTGGTGGTGCTCCGGTAACGGTATGGCGTGAGCTGCGTCGGATTGAAAGCGGTACTGAGTTACCGAGCAAAGCGATGGATGCGGTGCTGGAAGCGGCTGATACTGGCGATTGGGCGGCATACACCAAAGCCCAGGGCGGCGCATTGGTTGTGCGCCGTGAACTCCGTGTGCGTCTAACTTACCAAATTACCGAAATGGGCAATATTTACGCCGAAGATGTGCAACGTATCCAGGGGGTTTACTCCCCGTTTTTGGGCAGTGAATCCCTTGTTTGTACTCGTGTGGTCAAGTGGAATATTGTGCCGAAGTTGGCCGAGAGCGCAGCGCAGGCCGGTGTTTCTGGCGGCGACGCCGCCCCTTGGAGTTCTGTCCATAACTGTACGCCTGATGCCAGGCTACGATTATCAGAAGAGCTGCGCAGTAGAGGTTTTAAAGGGGATGAGTTCGAACTGACTACCTTAGAACGCGGTAGCAGCCTGAAAATTTATGGCGATCGGTCTATCAGACTGGAGAAAGGTCGGTTAGTTGAGGTTACACCGCAGCCGGCGAACCAGCGCTGGCCGGGATGGAATTGATATGGCTCATGATTTTTTGGAAAAACATGTGGTTAGCAGTTCCATATTTTCAGAAATTACTTATACTGTATATAAACACAGTGTATGCATGGCGAATAGGAGGAAGCGTGACGGATTTATTTTTTGAATCGTTAGCTTTGCAACGGATAGATTTGGTTGCAAGGTTGGTCACGGAGAGTCAGTGCAAGGAAGGGGACAGGGATTTGGCATTGGTGTGGATTGCTGAACTGACAACTGCCCTCACTATTGAACTGGATAAATACGAACAAAAAAGCCTCCGGGTTGGAGGCTTTCAATCAGGCGGCAGCAACCGAGCCTTGTAGCAAATTAAGCATCATTTGACGCTGTTGTAGATTCATTGAATCCACTACCGTTTTAATCAGTTTATCCCCGGTTTTAGCGCTGGGGCTAATGGTGTGTGAAAAGGTCACATTCATTACAAAAGTGTGGCCACATTCCACATCATTACAGGCGCAATATAAATCTGAAATCTGCCGATGTTTACGGTTGGTTTTTCGGATAATGGCCGCGCCACCGCATTCAGGGCATAAGACTTTCATCACTCGCATGTTCTTGGCTCCAAAAGTGGCGAACTTCTGGAATTTTAACCGTTTTTGCCTCATAACTCACCCGTTTTAGGTGTTTCAATGCTGAAACTGACGCACAAACTTTCCGGTATCTCTCTATCGCTGTTAATCGCCGTCATAATCATCCTTTGAAGCGGAATAACCTCATCTTTGCGATAGGTGTCACGGGCTTTGACCGGGTCGCCCATAATGGCACCGGCACCCGGAATAATTCCCGCCAAGCCAGCAGGGAAGCGGTGCGCAGTCAGAATATCTTGCGCACTGATATTCTTGATGTTGGCAAACTCATCTTTGGCGCTGATATCCCCGATAGGAATAAATTTAATCCCTTCCGGGTCGCCCTTCGGAATGTTCACAAACAGCGTGCTGAAATTGCCGATCCCCTTTGACTGTTCCAGGCTATTGCAAATTTTGTCCTCGATTTCAGTCGTCAGATTGGGGTCATTGGTGTAGATAATCCCGCCAGTGTGCGCCCCGTTATGGTAGTAGCGGCGGCGGAAAATCGTGGCCTCGGAGTTAAGTAGGGCGGCATGAATTCCGCCGATATAATCCGGCAGGCCGTAGACCTGTTGCTGTGGGTCATATTGCTTGAGAAAAATCACGTCTTCCGGGGCATAAACCAGTGGTTCGCCTTTTTGCAAAATCGCGATGCTGTCGTCTTTCCGTACTCGCATATACAACGAGGGTAACGGCAGCAATTCCACCACGTCACCCCAGCCGTTACGTACTTTCAGAATGGCCACGTCGCCAAAGGTCAGATAATCAAATACGGCGGCTTTCAGTTGTTCGTGGGTTAAGCCGCCACTGAGATAATCGGTGGCCACCATGTTGCGGCGAGCATAGAGAACGCCGCCGTGCTGGCCATTAAGATTGACCAATTGCGCCAGCGCGAGTCGGTCAATTGGTTGGCTGTAATGGTTAAAATCACTGTCGTACCAGATTTCTTTATAATCGGTGCCGGTGGTTAAGATGGGTTCCGGTTTACCCAGGCTAACAATGCTCATATTTTTGGCCGCAGAGGTTACCGGCGTGCGTTTGAGTTGGCGTTTATTTTTTTTCATGCGGCGTTGCTCGTTTTCCAAGTGGATTTGCGTTTGTGCTCACGGTCGAGTGGTTCGTTATCAAAGGCGTGTGAAATGGCAAAGAACACGTCGGCGTGGCCGGTTTCTTTGCTGCGGTCGGCAACAAACGTCATGCCGCCGCCTTTGGCGGTACTGGTTCGGCGGATAGCCAGGAACGAGGCGGGGATTTCTTTTTGTTCGGCATCCCATTCAATGCGCTGGCTGTCGATTACCTCCACCATTTTCATGACCAGGCGGTTTTTGCTTTCCATGCCGTAATGAATGGCCGTGGCTTCCCGCATGGCAAAGTTCTGTACCAGCTCATACACACCGTTGCCGATGCCGGTAATGTCCACGCCGATATAGGTCATGTTGTAGCGCTGGAATAGCTCCTTTATCTGTCCAGCCTGATAGTTAAAATTCAGTCCTTGCCAGTAGAAGGTGGCCAACACACGGTATTTTTCCCCGTCATACAGCGGCGGGGCAATAATTACAAAGGTGGAGGTATCGCCGGAACGGGCAGGGTCGAAGCCCGCCCAAACTTCCCGATTACCAAAAGGCCGCGCGGCGCTGGGGTCGTGGTCTTGCCAGGCTTCAATATCGACGCCGCATTTTTCCAGCAGGTGAAATTTGAATACGCTGTCGCCGCTGTCCACAAACACGCACATATACAGCATGTTGAAGGTGTCGCGGTTGTACTTGTTACGCAGGCGTTCGATATCGGCCAGATTAAAGCCACCTGCAATGGCATCCTCCAACGTGATGACATAACGCCACTGGCCATCGGGACATTCGCGCCCGCCGTCGCGGTAATCATCGAAGCCAGGGAAAACTACGTTGCGGCGGTCTTTATCCCCTTGCTTCCATTCGTCCCCTGTCCAGAACGGATAGCCCTGATGGGTTTTGGCGCTGGGGGTAGAGAAATAGGTGGTGCGCCACTTGTCATGGGTGGCCATGGCGCTGGCCACTTCATTTAGCTTGGCAAAGTTCGGCACCCATAGATATTCATCGCAATACAGGTGGCCACTGTAAGACTGGGCGGTATTTTTGTTGGTGGAAAGGAAACGCAGCTCCGCGCCGTTACTTAAACGGATCGGGTTGCCGGTCAGCGTCACCCCGAAATACTGCTCGGCAATATTGACGATGTAGGAGCGGAACACCTCCGCCTGAGCGCGAGAGGCGGACAGGAAGATTTGCGGATCGCCGGTTAAAATGGCGTCTTCCAGGGCTTCAAAAGCAAAGTACCAGGTCGCGCCAATCTGGCGACTTTTCAGAATATTGCGGATGCTGTAGTGCTTATTTTCCCGCAAATATTTTTGATACTGGAAAAGCGTTTCGCCGGAGAAAGACTCCAGTTCTTCCGCTGTTACGCCGGAAATATCATTTTTACGGTATTTGCGTTTCTTTTTGCTGCCGTCTTCTTGCTCGCCTGTGACTTCCCCGGCTGAATAGCTGCCTTGGGTTTGGGTTTTAATGGCCGCCAATTTTTCGGCGTGTTTACTGGCCTGAATCCGCAGTTTGCAGTGTTGAGCAATCAAACTGTCTAATTCTTTTAATTCCAGTTCACTTTTATTGTCGCGATGGGTTAATACCATCACGCGCCGGTTAATTGCCTCCTCAATGCTTTCATGGCTGAGCATATCTGCCCAACTCCACTTTTGCGCCCAATAGTAAATGATCCGCGCATTAGGCAGATTTAATTCCGTGGCAATTTCTTTCGGTGTCCATCTTTTTAAATAAAGCGAACGTGCCACACCGATAATAGTTTGTGTGTATTTGGCCATAGGCCGAATTATGCGGTGTTTATTTTGCTCTGACGTTATTCATCAATCGGTTCAATTCGGGTAAAGGGGGATATCCGAACTGAACCGAAATAAGCTAAGTGCGGTAGATAAAATAATCCGTAATACTGCACATCTCGAAACAAACACAATATTTAAAAGTAGGTTTATGTCTAATTCGCATTTAATGACTGACTGGATTTGTGTTTGCGCTGAGGGGGAAACCGTTGACGGGCGTGAAATTAAAAGACAGTGGATCACTGACGCCGCCGAAACCTATAACCCGCAATTGTATACCGCGTTGTTGTGGCCTGAGCATTCCCGCAATTTTGGGAATATGGGGCAGGTACTTGAATTAATGAGTGAGGAAGGCAGCGATGGCGTTATGCGACTTTACGCCCGGCTCTGCCCTAACCTCTCTCTGATGCAAGCCAATGTGGATGGGCAACTGATTTTTTGTTCCGCTGAGTTTACGCTTGACGGCAACTTTCGAGGAACAGGGAAAAGTTACCTAGAGGGGCTAGGGGTCACAGATGAACCCGCCAGTGTTTACGCCGAAAGAATGCGTTTTAACCGCCGTAATAAAAACAAACGCTATGGTGCGTTAAAACCATTGGTTATTGATGAAGTTACAGAAATTAAAGAGGCTCGAAAAATGGCAGGTAAGAATAAAAGTAAATGGCGCAGTCTGTTTAATATTCAGGACGATGAACAACCAGGTGAAGAAACTACACCCGTGGATGACGATAAAGTCCAGGTATTAGCGCAGGCGGTTGCCGATTTAGAATCACGAGTAGCGTCACTGGAAAATAAGACAGAAGCGACCGACACCGCCGTAGAAGAAGTGGTTGCGGATGTGGAGGTGGTGAAAGAAGTGGTCGATACCGAAGACTTTGCCAGATTACGGGATAATTTACCGGGCATTATTAAAAACTTTGGCAAGCTGGATAATAAAGTGACCACGTTGCCGAAAAAATATTCCAAAGGTGAAGGGAAAAAGCCGTTTAAATTCCTTTAAACCAACGACCACCTTTTATTTATTTTAATTTCACCGTAAAGGTGGGGGATAGCTATGCAATTAAATCAACGCGCGCGTCAATATATTGACGCTTACAGCGCCCAATTATCGCAGTCTTATAACGTCAGTGACGCGTCACGTTATTTTTCACTCACCGACCCGAAAGAAACTTTATTGCGTGATGCGTTACTGGAAACAGCCGAGTTCCTGAACATGATCACCGTGGTTGATGTTGACCAGCTTCAAGGGCAAGTGGTGGCGGTGGGTAATCCGGGTATTTTTACCGGGCGTAAAGAAGGCGGGCGTTTTATCCGTCCAACCGGTGTATCCGGCAATGAATATAAACTGGTTGAAACAGATTCTGGTGCGGCACTCACCTGGGCAATGTTGTCTGTTTGGGCTAACGCCGGTGACGAAAACGAGTTTTTCCAGCGGATGCAGGACTTTACCAATCAGTCCTTTGCGTTGGATATGTTGCGCATTGGCTTTAATGGCAAGAGCGTGGCCAAGTCAACCAATCCAACGGAAAACCCGAACGGGGAAGATGTGAATATTGGTTGGCATGAGTTGGTGCGTCAGTACAAGGAAGGTCAGCAAATTATTTCGACGCCGGTCACGCTGGATGCACAGGGTGACTACAAGTCCTTGGATGCGATGGCCTCTGACCTGATTAACACCAAAATCCCGCAGCAGTACCGCAATGATCCGCGTTTAGTGGTGTTGGTCGGGGCGGATTTGGTGGCCGCGGAACAATATCGGTTGTATCAAAAAGCTGACCGCCCAACGGAGAAAATCGCCGCACAGATGCTGTCTGACTCCATCGCCGGACGTCCTGCCATGGTGCCACCGTTTATGCCGGCTAAACGTATGACTGTGACTACATTGGCTAACTTACATATTTACACCCAGCGTGGCACCCGTCAGCGTAAAGCTGAGTTTGTCGAAGATCGCAAGCAGTTCGAAAACAAATATCTACGTAACGAAGGGTATGCGGTGGAGTACCCAGAGCTGTACGCCGCCATTGATGAATCTGCCGTCACCATCGGTGAAGTCAAAGAGCCAAGCGATCCGAAAGTCGGCGAATAAGGGGCAATCATGGCTTTATCACCGGCACAGCGGCATACGGCCATGATTGAGGCGCAGCGCAAGCTGGATAACCAGCAGGCGCTGGCCGGTTCGGTCAGTATGCATCTGCAAAAGATGGCCATCAGTCACGATGCCGAACGGCTGCGCGGTCTGACTCGGGCAGAAAAAACACGGCTGAAAAGCCAGGAATTGTTACCGCGCTGGATGCCGACTGTTGAGCAGTATCTGGCCGATGGGGAGGTGTACAGCAATCCGGTTTTCGCTTACTGCATTGTCTGGTTGTTCGATATTGGCGATTTTGATCGGGCGTTGGCTTGGGCGGATATCGCCATTGAGCAGAAACAACTTACCCCGTTCGGCCTGCGGCGCGGATTTGCCCCCTTTGTAGCCGATACGATTTTAGCCTGGGCAGAGCAGAGTGTTTTAGAGGGACAGAGCATAGAGCCGTATTTCTCGCAGGTATTTGAGAAAGTACGTGATCAGTGGCAGCTGTATGAACAAATCAGCGCGAAATGGTTCAAGTTCGCCGGTCTGCGCCTGATCAGTAACGATAAAGGTGAGCCGTTACCCAGCGCCATCAAGGATGTGGCCAGCTTGCAGGAGGCTGATGCGTTACTGGCCAGCGCTCACCGGTTCCATTTCGGGTGCGGGGTGAGAACCTACCGGCAGAAAATCGCCGCCCGGCTGCGGGCGCTGGAGAAAGAGTAAAGACTACCGTAAGCCAAAGCGGGCGCGGTGGAGGCTGCAATCTACAGGTTTGCAGGCCGTGGAAATCGGTCTGCCCGCTTTTTCGGGAGTCTTATGTTTAGCGGTAAAGAGATTGATTATCAGGATGTTTTGTTAACTAACGACGGTTTTTGGCCAGACCTCAATTTGAGGGACTTTCAGCGTAGTCGCAGTATTCCGGCGGATATCGATGCCGATACCTTGGCTAACGCCTTACTGGCCAGTGTGTCCGAAGTGAATTTAGACCTGCGCCCACTGGCTGCGGATCTGAGGGATAAGGGATACCCACAGGCCGCAGATGCGCCGGGTATCACCATGAACGGGCAAACGGCCTTGATTGGGCAGTATAAAAAAGCGGTGTTTTCCAGGGCAAAAGCGGATTTGCTGGGCGAGTATTCCACCCAGTTTAGCCGGGTGCCGAATGCGGGGCAGGAAAACCCCGAAACCCGCAGCCGCTTGCTGGCTGAGTCCAGCACGGTACTGCGCAATATGAAGGGCGTCGGGCGCTGTAGTGTGAGGATGATATGAGTAAGCTCCAGCGTTTAACCGCCTTTATTGAGGCCAATTTACCGGAGCGGCTACGCGGGCTGGAATTTGACAGCGCAATGGATGAGGTGAGTTTTATTCCGGCGCAGCGGGATTTGGGGCTAGACCAGTATCAGCTAGCGCTAATGACCTTTGATGCGGTGCTGTCATGGGGACGTTTCCCGTACCGCGACTATGATCCGCGCAACCTGTGTGCCTTGCTGATGATTTGGGGGATAGAGAACTCGCCCGACAGCGGCGAGGCGATAGAGCCACCGAACCTTGATATTGACGTGATCGACGAAAAAACCGCGATGGTGGTGGTGTCTCTCTCTCTTTCAGAATCCCTGAGCATTGTCAGGGATAAAAATGGGGAGTTGCCTTTCGAAGGGGATAAATGGCGTCTGACTGACCCAAAGCTATGGATAGCCATGCAGGGAGAAGTCTTTGGCGCAGATAGCACCGGTGCGCCGTTGGGTGAAGCCTGATGATTGTTAGTGGCGAGTTGAGCGCTAAACAGTTAGCGGAACTGAAGGAAGCGCTTAGCGGGCTGGAATTACCGGCTAAGAAGCGTCAGCGGCTGTTATGGCGTATCGCCAAATACGGGGTGATAGTTGCCGCCAAACGTCATGTGCGTAACCAGCAGGCACCGGATGGCACCCCGTGGGAGGGACGCAAGACCCGCCGGCGCGGCAATATGTTGCGCAATATGCCCAAATTGCTGCATATCCGGGAAATGCCGGAGGCCGAAGCGGTGCGGTTGTACCTGCAAGGCGGAAGTTATCGCAACGGGGAAAAACCGGTACCGGCGGGCGTGGTGGGATATGGGCAGCAGAACGGCATGAACGTCAGCATCAATCGCCGTGCCGTGACCAAAACCTCTGACCCGGAACGGAAGGCCACTATCAAGCAGGCCAAAAGGCTTCGAGCGCTGGGATACAAGGTCAAAAAAGGTAAGGGTTGGCGTAAGCCGCCTTACAAAGATATTGCAGGGATCATGCGTTTTGATCAGGCCGGTTTGCTGATCCGTGAATTAAGTGGTAAAGCGGCAAAAACCGCCTGGACAGTAGACGTCCCTGCCCGCCCGTTCTTGGGGATGAGCGACGACGATTTTAATAAAGCCTTAGCGCGTCAGTTGCAGGCCATTGGGTTTGGCTAGGACGTCAAAGCACAGGATAGGAAGGGGTAACGATGAGTTGGCCAAACGTACAGATTAACCAGGTTAACCAGCTACAGGGGGAAACCAAAGAGATTGAGCGCGCCGTGTTGTTTGTTGGCCTGGGAAAAACCAACGGCGGCAAAACATTGGCGGTCAACACCCAAACGGACTTGGATGTGTTGCTGGGTGAAGCCGATAGCCCGCTAAAAGGCTGCGTCAACGCCGCGATGCTCAACGCAGGCCAGAACTGGAGCGGGTTTGTGCATGTGCTGGCAGAAGCCAAAGAGGGCGGCGCCACTGAGGCATGGGTTGATGCGGTGAGACAGTCCCAGTCGGTGGCCAGCGTGGAAGGTGTGGTGTTAACCCTGCCGGTGGATAAGGCGATGATTAACGCTGCCGCTAGTTTGCGAGCGGAATTACTGGCCAAGTTTGGCCGCTGGACGTGGTTTATTCTGGCGGTGGATGGAACGCAGGATGCGGAAGATTGGGCAGAGTATTTAATTCGCTTGGGCGAACTGCAAAAAGGGATTGCCGCGCCAGCGGTGCAACTGGTGCCGTGTTTGTGGGGTAACGAGCCGGGGGTATTGGCTGGCCGTCTGTGTCATCGGGCGGTGACCATTGCAGACAGTCCGGCGCGAGTGGCTACCGGTGCCTTGCTGGCGATGGGCAGCGATACTTTGCCCGTGGACGGCAACGGCGAGGTGCTAGATTTAGCCACCTTACAGGCGTTGGAAGCGCTGCGCTACAGCGTCCCGATGTGGTATCCCGATTATGACGGCCTGTATTGGTCTGATGGTCGCACACTGGACGCTGAAGGTGGGGATTATCAGGTAATAGAATACCTGCGCATTGTGGATAAAGCGGCGCGTCGGGTGCGTTTACAGGCGATTGCCAAAATTGGTGATCGGTCGTTAAACAGTACGCCGGGCAGCATTGCCGCACATCGCTCATGGTTCGCTAGATCGCTGCGGGAAATGGCGAAAAGCACCCAGATTAACGGCGTCACCTTCCCCGGCGAAGTGAAGCCGCCGAAAGAGGAGGATGTGGCCATTACGTGGCGAACTGCCACCAAAGTGGAGATTTATATTGTGGTTCGTCCTTATGAATGCCCGAAAGGCATTGCGGTGAGCCTGATGCTGGATACCTCACTGGAGAAAAGCGCATGAGTAGCCGTATTTCAGGCCAGTCCGTGGATGTCAGCATGAACGGCGAATTGATCCACGTAGAGAAAATCGGTCTGACCATCACCGATAACAGCAGCGCCGCCCAGACGCAGGGCGTCCCGGATGGCCATGTGAGTGGAGACGTTAGCGGCGAGGGGGATATTGAGGTCAGCACCAAAGTGTTGCCCCAGTTAACCGCGATGGCAGCTAAAGCGGGTTCGTGGCGCGGGATTGAACCCTTTGATTTGCTGTTTTACGCCAAGGCCGGAACGGAGGAATTAAAGATAGAGGCATTCGGCTGCAAGCTGAAAGTGGATTCCCCGCTGGATCTCGATCCCAAAGGCGGCAGCGTGTTAACCCACAAACTGAAGTTTTTCATCACCAGCCCGGATTTTGTGCGTATCAACGGCATTCCGTATCTGGAAGCGGAAGCCACGCGCAATCTGATTGGCTAAGGGGCAGGGATGCAGGAGCATGAAAAAAGCATCATTGGGCTGGCCATTATCGGTGCGGTGATTGCTTTGGGTAAGGCGCTAACCAGTGATGAACCCATTACCGCCCGCTTGTTTATTGGTCGGGTGATTTTAGGTTCTGCCACGTCAGTGGCCGCTGCGGCGGTGTTGGTTTGGGTGCCGGGATTGTCCCCGCTGGCCATTACCGGATTGGGTGCGGCATTAGGCATTGCCGGACATCAGGCGGTGGAAGTGTGGTTGCGCCGCCGTGGCAGCAGCCTGTTAAAAGGAAAGAAATAATGACGTTAAGTGAAAAGCAGCAGCTCTTTACCCAACTGACCGCCCAACTGATCCAATGGGCGGGAGAGCGGGGCTACCGGCTGACCTATGGCGAAGCCTATCGCACACCGGAACAGGCGGCACTGAATGCCAAATCAGGTAAGGGTATCAGTAACAGCCTGCATACCCAGCGGCTGGCAGTGGATTTTAACCTGTTTATTAACGGGCAATACCAGACCAAAAGCGAAGCCTATCAACCGCTGGGCGAGTATTGGGAATCTTTGGGGGGCAGTTGGGGCGGGCGCTTTAAGTCTAACCCGGACGGCAATCACTTTAGCTTGGAACATAACGGGGTGCGCTGATGGTCAAGGTATTGGCGCTGATCGTGGCAGCGTTCGTCGCGGGCTGGTACGTCAATGACCTACAGCATGACAGCGCCGAACTGAGTATAACCCGCGCAGCCAATCAGGCGGCGGAGAACGCCAGGGTGAAAATGGAGGGAGTGGCCAGTGAGTCAGCCCGTCAGTTGGAAAAAACGCTGGAAGGGTTACACAGTCAAGAAGGGCAATTCCAGCAGGTTATTCATACGGAAATTATTAAGCCGGTTTTTACTAATGTGTGTGCTACTGATGAATATGTCCGGTTGTTCAACGACAGCACCACTGCCGCCGAGCGTACCTTATCAGGCCAATCTGTTAACACGGTGCAATAAAGTACTTCCGCGCTTGGGCGGGAATACCGGCAATGATTTTGATAACGCATTACGCGCCTATCGCAGCTTATATACTTTATGTGCTGCCCGGCATAATCAATTAATTAATGAAATCAATACGCGACAAGGAAATAAATAACATGGCTGATAAACATAAAATCACATTAACCGTTAATGGTGTCGATATTACTTTTGAACCAAATACCACCGCCTATAACAGTTTTATTAATGATATGGCGATGGATAATAAAATTGCGCCAGCGTTCCAATATCTGCGCCGTATTGTCAATAAAGACAATAAAGAAGCGCTCGATGATATTTTAAAAGTGCCGGGTGCCGCCTTGCAATTGGCCGGAAAGATTAACGAGGTGTATGCCCCACAGTTGGAAATTGAAGTAAAAAACTAACCCAGCGCCTACGGGCAATAGAAAATAATAGTCTTGAGCAATTTCTTATTTTACGCCGTCATTATCTTCCCCATGAAAATGACGAGGTAGAAAACCTTGCCCGTGCGCTGTGGTTAGATAATCGCTATTGGGAGAATACCCGGATAGCTATTGCCAACGGTATTGGCGTGGCATTTAAAGGCGAATAATGAGAACGCTCGATTTTACCCTTAGCCTGATTGATAAATTAACCCGCCCGTTAAAACAGGCGCAAGCCTCGGTGAAAGGGTTCGCAGAAACCTCACAGGCGGCGTTTGGCAAAATTGCCGTGGGCGGAGCGGCATTATTCGGTGTGGTGCAGGGTATTCGGGGTTCCCTCGGTCCTGCCCATGAATTCGCTACCGCATTAAATGAAGCCAGTGGCAACGGGGTGAGTGATAACGCCCTGAAAAAAATGAGCGGGGACGCTCTGAAATTCAGTATGCAATACGGGCGTTCGGCGGTGGAGGTGATCAAGTCCTCGGCGGATATCCGGAGCGCCATTGGCACTATCAGCGATAGCGAGTTACCGCGTTTTACGCTGGCTACTAATACCCTTGCTGCCGCGATGAAAACCACCGGCAGTGAAGCCGCCGCCTACATGGGGCAAATGTATAACCAGTTTGACAGCTACGCCGACCGTATTGGCAAAGTGAAGTTTGCCGAAGAAATCGCCGGTAAAACCGCCTATATGAAACAGGCATTTGGCGCAGATATTCAGACCATTGCTGACCTGATGCAAGGGGCTAAAGGGGTGGGTTCCAACTATGGCGTTGGGATGGATGAACAGCTGGCGGTGCTGGGGCAACTGAAAAAGACCCTCGGCACTGAAGCCAGCGGCAGCTATGAAACCTACATGAAAGCGGCGGCAGATGGGGCTAAAACCCTTGGATTGAGTTTTGTCGATGCCTCCGGGCAGATGCTGACTATGCCGCAGATGCTGGAGAAATTGCAGGGGCTATACGGCAAAACCATTGAGGGCAATCTGCAAGCCCAGGCCGAACTGGATAAAGCCTTTGGTGACGGCTCGAATGTGATTAAGCAGCTCTATGGCAACGTGGATTTGCTGAAACGCAATATCGGCGAGCTGGGCAGCAATGACGGCATGAAGCGCGCCGGTGAGATGGCCAAGAAAATGGCCGATCCATGGGAACGGCTGATGGCGATCTGGACGGGGATGCGCACTATTTTGGGCTTAACCTTGCTGCCAGTGCTGTATCCGATCATGGATAGGGTATCGGCTATTGGCGAGAGGTTCGCTCGCTGGATGCAGCTTTTCCCCAATATCGCCCGAGTGATTGGCTATGCCATGTTGGCCTTGCTGAGTTTCGCCGCTGCCGGTGCTGTCGCTAATATTGTGGTGGGTATCAGTCTGTTTCTGTGGCAGGGACTCAAGGCGCTGTGGTGGGCATTGTGTGCCGTGACCAAAATCCACACAGTGGCTATCTGGCTATATAACACCGCCATGATAGCCGCGAACGCCACCATGCGGGTGATGCGCGGCGTGTTGCTGGCGGTACGTATCGCAGCCATATCGGCGGGGATTTCCTTTAGCTTCCTGACGTGGCCGGTGTTGCTGGTGATTGCCGCTATTGCGGCCTTGGCCGTGGGTATTTACTACCTGATCCAATATTGGGATGAGATCAAAGCGGCTATTGCCAATACCACCGCATTTCAGTGGTTAGCGGAAGTGGTGACGTCGGTCGGGGAAACCTTTAGTCAGGTATGGCGCTGGATTGCAGAAGGCTGGCATGGGTTGGTTGCGTCTATCAGCGGGGCGTCCTTGCTGGACGGACTCAGTGCGATGGCCGACAGCATCGGCAATGTTTTTAGCGGGTTATGGGACTGGCTGAAAAGTACCTTTGCTGAAACCTACAACTGGATTATTGAAAAGCTGAATTATATTCCCGGTGTCAGTATTGAAGCCAAAGCTATTGGGGCGATGCCCGTCGCTGCACCGGCGTATCAAACGGTATTAGCCGATAATAACAACCCGATGGCCAGTGCCAATAATTTAATGACCGGTGGACAAATAAAAGGAATTGGCAGTGGTGGTATTAATAAAGAAATAAACAGCAATAGCAAAACCACCACAGATAACCGAAAACACTTTGAAAACGTCTATATCACCCAACAAAAAGGTATGACGCCGGAACAACTTGCGGAATGGCAGGAGCTAAATTAAATCATGGACGTAAAATATATTGACCTGCTCATAATCGATGGCGACTTTTCATTAAACTCCGGCAATGAACCGATATTGTGTCATAACCGTATCAGTATTGGGCAGGATTGTGTTCACGCCATTATTGAAAGTGGATTAACCACCCGATTAATTGCCGAGCGCAGTCCCACCTTGCGGGCAGATATTATCACTCAGTTAATGATTCTACTGGAAGACGATGAACGTATTGTGCCGGGCACTGTAGTGATTAATGAAGAAACGACCCAACGGTTATGGATAACCGCAGACACCTACGATTTTGGCGCGATTTCGGTCGGGGCTGATTATGAATAAAAAACCTGAAATTGATTATGAGCAGGTATTAAAAGACAGCGGGATGCCGGTGACCGAAACCGATATTCGACAAAAATTTGATGAACTGGTGGATGAAGAGGGACTGATTACTAACACCTCAAGAATGTCCCCGTTCTGGCGGCTGATTAAGACCATTGTCACTCGCCCAGTGTTATGGCTCAACGAGGTGCTGATTAATACCGTGCTGGCCAATATGTATCTGGCCACCGCCAGTGGCAGATTTTTGGACGTATTCGGCTGGAGTGTCAACGCCGAGCGAAAACCGGCCACCGCTGCCCGTGGCCAGTTGCGCTTTTACAAACTGGACGCCACTCAGACCGTCGTTATTCCGGCCGGAACGGTTATCCAGACTGAACGCATTAACGGCACGATTTACGCGGTAACGGTCAGCGCGGATACCCCCTTAGCCGCAGGCAGCGCCAGCGCTTTGGTGCCGGTATTGGCCAGCGGTGCCGGTGGTGCTTTTAATCTGGCTCCAGGTTATTACCGGATTTTGCCGGAGGCGGTGAACGGCATTGAACGGGCGCAGAACGAGGAAGGGTGGTTGTTGGCTCCCGGCGCAGATAAAGAAACAGACGATGATTTTCGTGACCGCTGCCGTAACCAGTTCAATCTGGTGGGCAACTACCACACCGATGCGGTGTACCGCAGCATGATTGCGGGTGTGGTGGGATTGTCCATCGACCGAATTTTTTTCCAGCACGATGCCCCTCGGGGTGCAGGCACCGCTAACGCTTATCTGTTACTGGATTCCGGTTCCCTGTCCCAGCCGTTTATTGATGCGGTGAATGATTACATTACCAATCAGGGGCACCACGGCCACGGCGACGATATGCAGTGTATGCCGTTGCCGGAAACCCTGCATAACCTGCGGGTGATACTGTACGTCAGCAATAAACAAAACCTGACGGCAGATGAATTGGCCGGATTGGCCAGCGGTAGCGAGAACATGATCCGCTGTGCTTTCCGTCAGAACGCCACCTATGCGGTGCGTAAAACGTGGCCGTATTCCCGCTTCTCGTTTTCCAATCTGGGGCGGGAGCTGCACAGGGCGTTTCCGTTGATTGAGTCACTGGATTTTTCCCTGGGCGATATCGTGAGCGAACTCAACGTGCCGCGCCTGAATACCTTGACCGTGGATATTAAAGATGCCTGATTTTAAACGCCGTTTAAAAGCGCTGCGCTTGCCCTCGTGGATGGATCAGGGCGAACCGGCCAAATTGCTACGAGCCTGCTCCCGTTTCTGGCTGTGGGTGAATGGCTGGCTGATATGGCCACTAAATCAACTGGATGCCTCCACCTGCGCGGTGCCGTTGCTCAATGTGCTGGCGTACCAGCGGGATATCAGCCGCTTTAACGGGGAACCCCTTAGCCTGTTTCGAAAACGGGTGGAATACGCCTTTATCAATGCGGCGGACGCCGGTTCGAAAGCCGGGTTTATTGCCATTTTTGAGCGTCTGGGCATTGGTTATGTGGAATTGCTGGAGCGCCAGCCGGAGGTGGATTGGGACGTGATTCAGGTGCGGGTAACCGATAGCCAGATTGCCGGTAACAGCGATTTGCTGATGCAGATCATCCGCCAGTATGGCAAGACCTGCCGCCGTTACCGCTTCGAGGTGATGACCAACAGCGGGTTACACCTCCGCGCCGGTTGGGCAGGCAATGAATATCTGTGTTATCGCGCCAGTAGCGGGGTAAAGAGCAATCAGGCCAATGTGGCCGCGGCGTTTTCCGCCTCATTAAACAGGAAGTAATTATGTCTCAATCCATCATTACCACCGCCTTTGAGCAGTGGAAAGCGCAGGAAGCCGCAGGCGGCAACACCGTGGTGCTGGATGAATTTGTGCTGGCCAATGTGCCGGGGCTAGATCCGGACGCTCCTATTGACCGTACCGAAGGATTGCCGCCAGCGGAGCAGATTGTTCACCGCCAGCGCGTGAATAAAACCGGTGTAGTGAATAACAATGCGGTGGTGTATTCGGTCACTATCGGTACCGAAATCGGCGATTTCGATTTCAACTGGATTGGCCTGGTCAATCAAGCCAGCGGCACGGTGGCGATGATTGTTCACGCTCCGACTCAGCGCAAGATTGCCAACGCCAGTGGTCAGCAAGGCAACGCTTTAACCCGCAGTTTCCTGATGGAGTATGACGGTGCGGCCAGTGAAACCGCGATCAGCATCCCAGCGGAAACATGGCAGATTGATTTTACCGCTCGCCTGACCGGCATTGATGAAATGCAGCGGTTGATTAACCTTGATCACTACGGCAGCGGCGCATTCTTTGCTGATGGTTTTTTAGTGGTCAAAACAGGCCTGCAATATTACGTCAATGCAGGTAATGCCTACGTGGGCGGGCTACGTACCTGTCTGGTGGCGAACCAGAATATTACCGTGACCACTAAGCCGGTGAAGGTGTGGGCGGATGTGAGCTTGCAAGGCAACGTGGTGAGCCAGTGGGAAACCGTCGTGACGCTAACGCTGGCGGCAGACCTGCAAGACTACCAGGACAACAGCGGGTTTATGCATCGGGTGTTTGCCGTGGCCAGCATCGATGTGGCGGGGAATATCACCGATTTGCGGCCTAAAGGTTCGTTGGGCGATCAGCAGGGAAATAACGATTTTCTTCGTAAAGATAAAAACCTCGCTGATGTAACTGATAAAGCCAAAGCCCGTAAAAGTCTGGAACTGAAAAGTGCAGCGCAACGTGATGTAGGAATGCTTGCGGGAGAGGTCATTGAGGTGGGGGCTTTTGGTCTGGGATTGGACAATTTAGTCACAGCCCCTGATTTTGATTGGAACACCTATTTATTCCGGTCGGGTGAGAAAATAGCCATTACACCGGCACAAGTCACAAACTGGCCAGTGGGTATGGATGCATCAGCGGCTTATGAGCTTGATGTGGCATGTGCATCGAATGCGGGTAACTACACCATCTATGCCAGCCCTAAAAAAAATACGCTTACCGAAACAAAACTGGCCTCAAGTTATGAAGTTCGTATTGTTTTGTCGGGCAAAACAAGAAACTTTATTGTTAATGAGATATTCCAGTGTAATCGTGAACAGATGATTGATAACGGTTTGCGATTGGGGGTCGCAGGTGTTTCATCATATTCTAATGAAATATTTCTTCGTTCATACAATAAGGACTCTGGGATTGATACCCCTGAGTCACCTGTTTCCGAATTACATATGGGATGGTTTACTGAACGATTTGCACTGCGGCTTTATAGGGGTAATGGTCAGGACGTCAGCCATATCGTATTTAACTTTAATGGTATTGATACTTATCGCTTCAATAAGAATGGCGAATGTTTTGCCAATGGTACTGACAGGATAATAACTCAGGCACAGTTAGTGGCTAATAAATTTGCCACCCAAAAATGGGTGAATGATAAAAGCTATGCAACCGAAATATGGGTTAACGGGAAACTACCCGGCGAGGCGACGACCGAAACAGCAGGTCTGGTTCAGTTAGCGTCTACCACAGGGGAATCGGGTTCACGGGTCATGACGCAAATGGCTACGACAACGGCCATACAAAGTGAGCCAGGGCTGGGTAAGCGCCAGCTTCTTCAGGATTTAACAGCCAGCCGATCATTAGGGGTGACATATACCAACTCAACCGGTTACCCAATGGCGGTCTGTGTCCGCGTTGCGGGGACAACGTCGGCTTCATTATATATCTATGTCAATGGTATCGAATTTGGCGCAGGACATTCAACGGCAATGAATTCATCATCAGCCACGGCATTCTCTATTGTTCCGCATGGGGCGACATATAGCGTGGTTTCCGCTATGGCATTAAGCAAGTGGACGGAATTAAGGTAGTCAAATGAAATACTTTAAAGACAGTGAGAATAGTATTTATGCGTATGAATTAGATGGCTCTCAGGATGAGTTTATCATTGATGGGTTAATACCGATTAATGAAAAAGAGGCGCTCGCTCTTGCTAATACGGCACCCGATTATGATTCATTAGTGGAAGAGGCAAACAGTGAGCGACTCAGATTAATTGATAGTGCCTCACAAATTATTGCTTCACTGGAATTTGCAGAAAAGAAAGGGGTTGCCACAGACAGTGAACTTAAAAAACGTGATGAATGGGAAATGTACCGATTATTGTTGATCCGTATTGATACTTCGCTGGTTCCGAATATTCACTGGCCGGAGCAGCCACAATGACGTGGAAGAAATCCGTTATCCAGATTACCCGCGATATGGCACCGTTATCTTGCTCCATCGTTCCCGTGCATCCGTGGGTTTACGGCGTTGGTCGGGCTGAGGCGACGGGTAACTATCTTAGCCCACAAAATGCGGTGGATTATCTGGCGGGTAAGTTAGCCGGACACGGTGGCGAACAGCGCGTGGTGGTGTTGATGGTCTGCGCCCATACCCACGCCGAATTTATGCCGCTATTACAGCAGTTTTGTGATGTGTTGCCTTTGCCGGTGTATTCGCAGGTATTGCGCATGGCCAGAACGGCGGCGGAACTGGCTACCACCAAAATGCAGTTGCCAGCTCAGAACGCAGGCGGTTTGCCACTTCCTCAACCGCTTTCCACTGCGACCAGTCGAATGGCGCTGAATGCCCGACGTATTGCCGCAGCCAAAACTGCCGCCGCAGGCGGGGCAAGTGTGGGGGGGTTACAAGCGGCGTTAACCCAATTCACCGCAGCCAGAGAAAGTGCGTTGGGCAAGATTGCCGATGCGCTCAGCGGATTACTGGCCGGAACGGCAGTGGCATGGGTATTTACCGCCAATGGCACCGCCGCCCATGTGGCCAGCGAGATGAGAAAGAACGTACCGCAGCCGGACGCAGTTTTTACGCTGGCCACCTTGTTTGCCGGAGAGGATTTAACCACGCTGGAGGCGATGATCCATGACACAGATAGTCATGCTGGCACTGGACGGTGAGGCCATTCCATTAAAAGGATTGACCGTCACCCCCACCATGCAATTTCAGGAAAAAGACCAGAGCGGGCAGACGTCCAGCACCGCCACCGCAGAACAGGGCATCAAAGCCAAAGAACTGCGCATTTCCGGTTTAGTGCCATTTAGTACGCCGGAGGTGTTAACCCGCATTTTTGCATTGGCAGAGGCCAAAGGCGCGGGCGGTGGCCTGAAAAGATACCGGGTGGCCAATCAGGTGGCGCAGGCGATTAACTTTCGTCAGGCGACCTTTACCGGCGCGATTGATGCGCCTAAACAGGATGGGAAAATGGCGTGGTTAGTCACCTTCACCTTGAAAGAATTTATGAGTGTGCCGGAGAAAAAAGAAGCCCGTGCCGGGAGTAAAACCGAGGCTAAAAAACAGGGGGCGGGCGGTTCCGGTAGCGATGCCGCCGAAGATGCGGACAAACTCAGTTGGTTTGAACGCAAGGTGTTGAAACCCGTCAATGATGCCCTGGGATAATCAGAATGAAACCGATCCGCCGTTTAATGCTGTCTGGCGACACTGTACCGTTGGTTGATGCCAATATCGTGTTGGAACTTAATGCCTGCGGTCGGGGATTTATTACCGCTGAAACGACCACCGATTACACCGGCAAACTGGTACGTATCGATGCCGGTTACCCCGAACTGGTGCTGCGCTGGTTTACCGGCTACGTAGAGCGCTCGCAGCCGTCAGAGAATGGTTCGCAGCGCCTGTTCGTGCGGGAGCTGACGGGTATTTTTGAACGGATGTGGCCGGTATCGATGCAACACCCGACCTTGCGCCAGTTGGCCGATTGGCTGACGGAAAACAGCGGCTTAACCTTCACGCTGGCCAAGGATGCCGACTATAACGATAGACCGATCCCCCATTTCACCCACAGCGGTACCGGCTATCAGTTACTGGCCAATATCGGGGTAGCGTTCGGGATTACGGATTATGTCTGGTATCAGTTGCCGGATGGGGCGGTGTATGTGGGGAGCTGGCCACATTCCCTGTTTGCCGGTAAACCGGTGACTATTCCCGCTGAATTCAGCAGCGCAGCGGCGGCAGGCAATACCATGACCGTGCCGATGATCCAATCCGTGCGGCCGGGCGTGGAAATGAACGGCCAGCGGATTAGCCAGGTCAGACTGAATAATGATGATTTAGTGCTGACCTGGACGCCGCGCAACAAAGTGACTGGCCAGTCGTTGCAGAAAACCCCCATCCAGCGGCAGATAGATAATGCCTACCCGGAGTTATCGGCGGGGCTGCATTTACCGAAGATGGCCAGAGTAGAAGGGGCAAGCGAAGCGGTGGCCAGCGGCGACCTGTCCGACCCGTTCCGCCCACGCTATGGCGTTAATCTGCAATTACTGGACGATGACGGCCAGCCCGCAGCGGATACCCCGATTTATCCGGCGGTGCCGTTGCCTTTGCCGATGGCAGGTGCGGAATCCGGCATGTTTCAGTTTCCACCGCCCGGCACGTTGGTGGAGGTGGGCTTTACCGGCGGCAGGCCAGATAAGCCCTTTGTGCGCCAGACGCTTTCCCAGGGCAACACCTTGCCGGACATAAAACCGGGCGAACAGTTGCAACAGCAACGCGATGGCGTATCGCAACGGGTCACCGTAGCAGGAGATTGGGAACGCAAGACCGATCAGGTTATCCGCGAGGAATCCATGAGCCGGGTTATCACCGCCGATGATGAAACCCGTACACTGGTGGCCAGAGAAACCACCGTTCAGGCCACCGATAAAACGACGGTACTGGGGACGGCTAGTTTACTGGCCGGTGCTATCCAGCAGATTAGCGAGGGGGATTACAGTCTGGCCACCCAAGCCAGTTACATGGCCAAAGTGGGCAAAACCTTAACCACCGATGTGGGGCAGGATTTGATAGAGAAGATTGGCAATATTCGCAGCAGCATAGCCGCCGCCCGACAGGATGTGATAGCGCCAGTGGTGTGGATTGGTAGCCAGCAGATTAACGTGATGGCTCTCATGCTGGATACGCTGGATGTAGTCAAAGAGTTGGCCAGCCTCACCGCCAGCCATACCCACACCAACACCGACGCACCGCTGAACGCTGGCAGCCTCACCGCCACCGGTAACAAGTCAGACGGATTACGCCAAAAATATGCCCCTGTGATTGGTTAATCGATCACGCCCAACCAGCCCGCCGCACGCGGGCTTTTTTACGTCTGTCACCAATCACCGCCAGCCGCTCAATATGCCACGTAACACCCATGCCACCACACCGCAATAGTCTGAATGGATCGCGCCCGCCTCGTCCTGCCAGCGCCGCAGAATCCCCACGAAAGAAACGTAATCCCCACGGAAACGGCACTACACCGCACCCGCCTGCACACTTTGCGTTATAAAGTTTTTTCAGTTTTAAATTCCTACAAAACACCCCGCCAGCCCGCGCCATGGCTGGGGCTTTGCAGCGTTTTGCCAACTGAAAAGATTGAAAAGAATTTCAGTGTTTTTCAGTTTTTGGATCTCGAAGTGGATTGTGGGAAAATATTAGTGCGTTGAATTTTAAGTGATTTTATAGAATTACGTCTCGATGCTATAAGCAGTATGTTTTGCATATCAATGAGTAATTAACTAATTTAAATAACTTTTATTTATCTCATGAATGAAAGTCTCGATGATTGCCTCTATCCTTTTGGTACTGTATATTTCCAAATCCTGACGTTAGGCGGCATCGTCCGCTGGCCCTACAGTCGTCACAATGTGATACACGACTTGCCGAGTGGTCCACTTGTTGCGGACTTGCCGGAAGTCGCTTTGAATTTAGTTTGAGTCATGCGCTTGCGCGAGGCAATGTCAGGGATATATGGAGGGCGTGATTATGACTAAGCAATCAAATCACCGCCTTGTTAAGGAGCGTATCGTAGTTGCGACGCTGAAACTGGGATTTTGGACGGCGATTGTAATCTTTGCCACTAAAATCGCAGAATTCGCTACCGCAATGATCGGACTCTTTAACGTGGCTCTTAACTATTCAAAATATATGAAGTTTAGTTCGCATAATGTCTAA